TGCTAGTATCTAGTGCGCGTCTTGGTGTACCGTTAGGCTGTGCAGTATCCCAGATGATATTACCTGTATAACCAACAAGCGATGCAATCAATTCTGATAAGTATCTAATAGACACTTCACGATTTGGTCCAATGTTGATTGGCTTAGGATCATCATAGTTGTTCATCAAGAAAATTAGTCCGTCAGCCAAATCATCGGCAAAAAGAAACTCTCGCGTAGGTGTACCGTCACCAAAGCACATTACTTGCGACAAACCCTTTTCTTTCGCGTCGATAAACCGATTGATGAATGCAGGTATTACATGACACTCATTCAGTCTGAAGTTATCGAAAATGCCATAGAGATTATTTGGCATGACGGAAACAGTTTGCATACCATATTGCTCAGTATACTTCTGACACATGGTAAGACCAGCAATCTTCGCTAGAGCATAACCAATGTTAGTCTCTTCAAGCGGACCAGTCATCAAGTATTCTTCTTTGATCGGCACAGGCGCATGTTTTGGATAGATACATGCTGTGCCTAGAAACATTAGCTTCTTACAATCATGCAAACGAGCCGAATCAATAACGTTTGTCTGTATTAATAAGTTATCGCGAATAAAGTCCGCAGGATATGCCTTGTTAAATCCAATACCACCAACTTTTGCAGCAGCTAGAAACACATACTCAGGCTTCTCATAGTAAAAAAATTCATTAACTTCTTTTTGATTTCTCAGATCAAGACTGCCCGATGTTGTTATATAATCATAACCCTGCGCTTTTAATCTGCGAATGAGTGCAGAGCCAACAAGTCCTTTATGGCCTGCAATATAGATTTTACTATTACTGTCCATGAACACACATATCCTCTACAAGCTTTTCAAATGTAAACTGTGGGCGCCAACCAAGCTTTCTCTTAGCCTTCTCAGGATTACCCAACAGCGTTTCAACTTCAGCAGGACGGAAGTAACGCTCATTGACACGAATGCGAACTTCACCTGTTTGATCAATGCCAACTTCATTTAAACCTTTGCCTTCCCAACGCATACGCATACCAAAGTAAGGAGCAGCGGCATCAACAAACTGACGAACTGAATACTGTTCACCAGTTGCTATCACATAGTCATCTGGTTCTGGTTCTTGTAACATTAGCCACATAGCGTGAACGAAGTCTTTAGCATGACCCCAATCGCGTTTTGCATTTAGATTGCCAAGTTCAAGTACCTTCTGTCCACCCATACTGATACGAGAAAGTCCCTGTACAATCTTACGTGTCACAAATGTTTCGCCTCGACGAGGACTTTCGTGATTGAAGAGAATGCCTGATGAACAATGCATGCCATATGCTTCACGATAATTCTTCACAATCCAATAACCATACATCTTTGCAACACCATATGGTGAGCGAGGATAGAATGGTGTTGTTTCACTCTGAGGTGTTTCTTGCACAAGTCCATAAAGTTCAGACGTTGAAGCTTGATAGATACGAACATCTTTTTCCATGCCAAGTAGACGCACGGCCTCAAGAATGCGAAGAGTGCCTAGTGCGTCTACTTGTCCGGTGTATTCAGGAATTTCAAATGACACCTTCACATGTGACTGTGCCCCAAGATTATAAATCTCGGTTGGTCTGATCTCCTGAATTAGGCGAATGAGTGATGATCCGTCTGTCAAGTCTCCATAGTGCAGTTTAAGATCAGGATAGATATGATCAATGCGATCGGTGTTGATAGAAGAAGATCGGCGAATAATGCCGTGTACTTCATAACCTTTCTGTAGTAGTAACTCAGCAAGATAGGATCCGTCTTGTCCAGTAATACCTGTAATCAGTGCTACAAATCTCATTATCTATACTTCCTCTCAATCTTATCCTTCAGTCCATTTATACGATCATATTGATGAATGATATAATATGGTTCGTTGTTTTTGTTGCACACAACATCATCATTTATAATCACATCATCATATAGAGCAACATTTCTGAACTTATCTAGTGTTGATGGATCTCGCAAGTAGTGTTGACCAATTTCTCCTGCACCAGACTTAACAGCAGACAACGTTGTTCCAAGATGACAGCACCAAGCTGTTTCTGGTGTTTCATATTGCGTTATGATATTCCACGCATGAGTAGATAATAAAACATTCAATGCTGCTTGATCTGGACCACCACCACCTGGCGTCAATGCTGCTGTTCCTCTACATAGCATAAAGATGCTCAAGAAAAGATCAAGAATAACTTCTTTACGACCAGCAATAACACCAGCACAATAGATAGGTCTGTCCATAACTTTCTGATATACAGATGGACCAAATGCACAATTCATATTATTAACGTTCCACGGTTCATCTTTATATAAGAAGTTTTCAGATGCGACAATAATGTCAGACTTGCTAGATACGATAAGATCGTCAATATAGTCTGAAGGATTCTTCTGAAAGATAACATCACGAACATCCGTAGCGATGATGTGATCGATCTCATTTTCTAACTGACTTATAAAATACCACATATGAGCGAAACGTTCTACGACAATACTGAAATTTTCTCTATTATAAACGTAATTGCCTTTCTCATCTTTCTCAAAAGCGAAGATTGTAAAGTTCTTCTCTTGCAACTTTTCAATCACATCAGCTTTACAGTTATATGCAATAATGGCTTTTATGCCAGAAAATCCCGATTTCTCAATAGAATTTATCCAAGGTTCAATCTGATTGTATGTATAGTTTGAGATTGAACCGATAATTAAATCTTGAGCCATGGTAACTGTCCTTTATAATGATTGAGTTGTTGTTTGTTGCCTTCAATGAAGAAGTTTCCATTAACAGATTGTGGATTGTTGTCTACACGATAACATAAAGTATGCTTACCATTCGTGTCCCATTTGCTCATCTCTCTAATCTTATAGAGATATCTGCGATCTTCACCCCAAGCACCAGAATGCCAGAGATGACAAGTCAATTGAATAAACTCGCGCTTGAAAGCAAAAGCAGATGTATCTACAAGATACTGGGGATTGTCGTGAGTGAAGTAAATAGGCCAGCGACCCAAGCTCTCACAGTTATCATCGGCAATGTGTTGCTTGTCTGAAGTATAAATCTTGCGAAGCGAATACGCCCAATCAAGATTGTTCTTTTCAATTGTTTCAACAAGAGTTGACACATGATTAGGTTCATACCAGTTATCTTCATCAAGAAAGAATATATAATCTGAATTAATGAGATGCGGAAAAGAAGCGTAGATGCGTTGACCATTAAAACCGTTTGCGCCAGTATTAAAAGGTATTGTTGTTACTATTATGTTATCATACTTTTTATCTTCATAATCAAGTGTTACTGGAAGACAGTCAAAAACATTTTTCCAATATTCAACTCCATCAACCACAATCAAATGTTTGATGTTAGAATATGTTTGTTCCTGCACAGAGCGAATGGCGTCAGCTAATTTAGAAGAGCCAATTGTCGGAGTAACAACAATAACAGATTTTTCAATATTGAGTTTCATGATATACCTATTAGAATGAGAGGATGCTAGTATATAGCATCCTCCGCATAGTGTCAAGTTTTAGTTAAGAGAGATAAGGCCCTTTTCAGTCAAGTAACCTTCTTCACCGATAGCATCTTCACTCTTGTATGCTTCCATAAATTCCTTAAGATTAGGAATAACATCAAAGTGTTCGTTCTTGAAATACACAAACAATGGGCGAGAGATAGGATACTTACCTGCCTTGATTGCATCATATTCAGGAGCAATACCGTCAACAGTCGCACCCTTTACAGTAGATGCACTTTCTTCAAGGAATGAGTAGCCGAAGATACCAAGTGCATTCGGGTTATTCTGTAGCTTCTGAATGATTAGAGTATCATTCTCACCAGCTTCAATGAATGCACCATCTTCACGCATAGACTTACACATAGACTTTTCTTCATCTTCTGTAACAGTCAATTCATTGGCCTTGATGGCAGCCTTACATGCCTTTTCCATCACAAGTTCTACAAACGAGTCGCGTGTACCAGAAGTAGGAGGAGGACCAAGCACTTCAATCTTCCTATCAGGCAGTGCAGGATTTACGTCCTTCCAAGTCTTGTAAGGGTTCTCAACAACTTCACCATCAATGATCACAAACTTGGCTAATGCACGATAGATATCATCCTTAGTCAAGTTCATGTCTTCGTGTTCTTTTGCCATAGCAATAACGATGGCATCATAACCAATCTTGACTTCGGTTGCAGTTACACCGTTTGCCTTACAAGTTTCAGCTTCACTGTCCTTCATTGGGCGAGAAGCGTTCACTGCGTCAGGATGTTCGTCGCCAACACCAGCACAGAATAACTTGATGCCACCGCCTGTGCCTGTTGATTCAACAACAGGAGTTGGTGCTCCAGATGTCTTACCAAACTGTTCTGCTACTGCGGTTGTAAAGGGATAAACTGTGGAAGAACCCACAATGCGAATAGTGTCACGGGACGCATATGCTGTGCTAGTGCCAAAAGCAAATAGAGCAGCAGCCAAAATAATCATCTTACTCTTCATACATTTTTCCATAGTAAAAATTGAGGGAGACCATTCCCCCTCAATATGTAGTTTAGTTACCAGTTGCTTCTTTGTGCATGAGACATACGGTCCCATTCACGCTGAAGGTATTCAAGATGAACTTGATCCGTAGCCTGACTTAGAAAGTCGTGCATACGTTCTTGTTGAGTGCGAACAGAAAACAGTTTCTTTAGGTATGAAACCATTACTTGTCGCCATATTTTTCAGATAGAAACTGCTTTGTCGCTTCGCCAATATGATTGTCTGATTTTTCACCGATATTAATTTTCTTCGGTTTCTTCTCTTCAGGAATAAAGCGTTCGAGCCAAATTTTCAACATACCATTGATAAGGTCTGCATTCTTGATTTCAACAGTATCAGCAAGTGTGAACTGACGGGTAAATGCACGTTCAGCAATACCCTTATAGATATAGTCGGCATCATCAGTGATAATATTACCTTTTACGGTAAGGATACCTTCCTGCAATTCAAGTTCAAGGTCTTGCTTGCCAAAACCAGCAACTGCCATTTCAATGACATACTTGTTTTCATCAACCTTCTTGATATTGTAGGGAGGATATGTAGGAATTTTAGGCATAGATTCAGTCATCTCTGTCAATCGCTTGATGATATGATCAAAACCAATTGTAGTATTAAGTTGTTTGGAAAAAGAGAAAGGATCGTAATTGAGCTTGTGCATAGGTAACTCCTGTTTAGCAAGTTATATTTTAATGTCTCTTTCCATTAGGCAAAGAGAATGTGAGGCTTTTGCCTCACATCACTATATATAATACTTCTCAGTTAAAATGTCAAGATGAGATAACATTTATTTTTGGTTTATTTGGCGCACCTTTAGGTCTTCCGCGTCCTCTCTTAATCTCTTCATTCGTGCTTTCAGATAGCACTTCCAATTTCGGAGAAAAAGTAGAAACTGGTGCTGTAGGAATAGTTGCAGGAATAACTGTTGGAGTTGATCCGTATGTTATAACACTATCTTGCGATATACCAGTAGAACACATTCCGCCAATGCGATCTGACTTTCTAAGCGGCCTTGACAGAGATTCCCAAACTACATATTCTTCCAACTTAGTCATTTCACCTTGTGCAATTCTATCGCCATCATTGATCATATACTTATTATCAGAAGCATTGAACATTAGTAAATAGAGTTCATCAGTGTAATCTGAGTCGATGATGCCTTCGCCATTGATGAGAATGAGACCCTGCTTCAATGATGTGCCTGATCGAGGATGAACACGAACAGAATATCCTTCAGGAATATCTAAAATGTATCCAGTTGGTACCATGATACGATCACCAGGATTAATGCAAATCTGAGTGCCATTGTTATGAAATTGTCTGGTAAATTCTTTGTTTTGCGTGTTGTAACCTTTATATTGATACTTGCCAGCAAACTGTGCTGCAACATCAAAACAGGCAGACTGCTTTGTTGAAAATTTTGGTAAAAAAACTTTTGGATGTGTCTTAAAAAATCCCAATCTATTCATTATATACTCCATTGTCATTATTATCTTGAAATTTCTTCCCAATCCATAGATCCATGAACTTCTAAACCATCAGTCACTCCTGTAACTGAGAGAGTTAGAGGATAACCAGCTGTACCGTTCAAAGAATCTCTTTCTAACTGGAACTTAAATAGTGCTTCTTTTAGAATATCGGTCGGCACGGAACTCTGAGTATCTGATGCCATATATCCTTGAGCCATTACTATACCACCAGTTACAACATTGTTTGCTACCATGTTATATTCAACAGCCGAATCTACACCAGCAGATGTAAACGTGTTATTAGCTAATGTTGCGTTACGAATGACTTTCCATAAAAACTTACCGTTATTACCAATACCCATTACCGACAGTGCAGTAAGAATGACTATAGCATCTTTTCTAGCATCTTTCAATCGTATTGATGCGACAACATAATCTGTACCAGCAACAGGCAAGTTTCTAGGTACTTTTATTTCTGTGCCGATAGACTGCTGGAATCCTCTGAGTTCATAACCACCTTCTGAAATGACAGTGGAACATACCTGCTTCAATGTGCTATTATTACCTGTAGCACCAACATTCTTAATCTCATATCTCAAAGGTAGAGATGCAGTAGTCATATATGTAGAAGTGACGCGGTTAGCATGATGGAAAGAGTGGCAGTGTATTAGCTGTCCATCGATTACAAATCCACAACGAACTGTACCAAGACCTAACCATTCAATATCTGTAAAGAGAATTTGTGCTTTACTCAGGTCTAGAGTTCTCTGAGACGGGCTACCCTCTACTGCACCAAGAAGTGTGTCTATATTCCAATCTACTTGTGCAACTCTATTTTCAGTCACCGCGCCAGATGATAAACTTCTTTCAACAAAATAGATATCGCTGTTGGCCTGTTCTAGATAGATACCGTTATTTGCACCGTAATACCCAACTCTCTGTATCAAATTTGTCTGAGCATTAGCCATTACAAATGTATTCATCACCTGTAATGATTTGCCTGGCTGATATGAGAAGACTTTGGTTGTTTCACGGATAATCTGATGACTACTAGTCGTACCAATAGAAAGATTGATTAGACCTTCATTGGGAGAAAATGTAATTGTGGTGCCAGAACTATTAGACTGTACCCAAAGTCCGTTGTCTCTGTACCTGTGAGATGAATCGAATAGAGTTAATGGCATAGAAACTCTGGATCTACCAAATGCGTCTACGGACATACCAGACGGATTAGCTGGACCAACAAGATTGCCGTATTGATCGGCTAACATCATGACTTCAAAGATTGTAGTCTCTTGTGGTAGATACTTGTGCGTATCTTTACGGAACTGTGCCATACTATTCTTCCTTGCGCTTCTTGCCTATGTTATATTTAGCTACAAGGTTCCATTCATTCTTTTCTTTATGTGAAATGATCTTGATTTGAGACAATGGAGCAACAGGATCAGAACTTTTCTGAACGTCTACTAATTCTACTAATTCCCATTCATCTAACAGATTGGCAATAGAATTAAGACGGGCACGGTCGTCTTCAGTGAAGTCCGACTGTTTCCCGTCTAATAAGAACAACTGTTTGAAATGTACGATATAGTATTTACCCTGCTTGTGTAGTATATGACAAGATTGATACAGGGTCTTATCTTTCTTTGAGGCTACTCCAATACGTGAAAGTGTCTCACGAACCTTTAAAAAGTTGTCAGGATTTGGTAGTGTTACCTCCACCAGTTCTCTTATGTCTAACATTCAAACCACCTTTGTTTAAATTCTTTTTGATCTGTTCGATCTGTTTGTCAGACAAAATGGAAATTGCTTCTTTGGCCTTTTCGTTGGAATAGCCAAAGTATTCCTTCACTGCTTCCAAGTCCTCAACAATCTCACGCTTTTGCCATTTCTGAAAAGGGCGCTTATACCCTCTCACAGTATTTAGCATATAGTGGTATTGTAGAAGGGGATCTAGGCTTGACTGCTTGTTCATCTCGTTTGCGAACATGATAACGTCATGATGAAACGACAATGCACGATTGGTAATGAACGGGACATAATCCCGTTCATTCTCTTGTGTTACGACTACCTTCTTAGTTTGAAGAATAGACGGTATGATATCCTTGAAAAGATCAGCCATATTGTTATTTTATATGATTATGTTTGTTCTGTAAACAGCATTCTTCATCTCTTTACCTTCAGCATCAACAATAGATGTTTCCATAAAGTCGCCGCCATTTGTCTTTCGCTGAGGCATAAAGCCGTTAAATTGCCATGGAAGATTTTCTTTAAGCTTTTCTACAACTTCCTTCTTGTTCTTCTCTGCAAAAAATTCAGGATATGCAGCAGAGACAGTGTGATACATAGCTTCAACAGCTTCAGTCATCTTGTTACTGAATGCATTTTCCATCTCACGGCGCTTGGCAGTTAGAGTCTTATTGCCTAGTTTTGTGATATCAACAAAAAGAGTTACAGGAATCTTCTGCTTTGGATCACTTGGAATTTTATCAAGATGATCACGCCATAGATTTTCTGCGCGGGGATCCTTCACAATACAACCAAAGGGAACTTGATCTGGTGCAGGAATGTTAAATTTATCTGCAACAAAATAGATACTACGAGGATCTCTCTTAGGTGTTTTCTTTGTATCTGAATCTAGAAGAACAACGTTACCACCAGAACTGTCTTTAACAGAAGTTACAGCTAGAAATCTCTTCTTTAGAGAAACAATCGTCTTGGGATCAAATGCATCAAATCCATAAACGTCAATGAACTCGTCAAAAGATTCTTCATCCTTTGTGTAGATGCCAGTATCTAGCGCATTATCCCAAGCTTTAGCAACATCTTCCTTAGTAACTGAAAGCTTTGGTGCCTTATTCTTATTCAATCGAGAAGCCCAAATCTTAAGTGCTTCAACGTTCTCATAAGAATAGATATCAGAAATGATGCAATCAAGATCAAGTGTCTTGAAAGAGAAGATACGATGATGACCTGTGATAACACCATATTTCTTTTTAGAGTTTGGATCAGCTTTACGAATGAGTGCTAATTCTTCATCCGAAAGTTCATAGAGAATGATAGGAGTTTCGCTGTGAATCCATCCATGATTATAAAGACTGCCTTCGATTGCAGCAGAATGTGATGCATCAATAGAAATAAATCGTGCCCACTGCACAGTCATATCAACATGAATTTCTTCCAGAGAAACAACGGCTCTCTTAACATGTTTCATACCAAGAGTCTTGCAACCCATGATCTTATACTTCTTCTTTCTCTCTTTAGAAAGAGGAGCAAACCGCTTCAGTTCTTTTTCAAGATGCTTTTGCTTGATAGCATCATCATTAAGAAGATCAAAAAGATCCAAAGGCGGACTCTTCTCAAGAGATAACGGAATGTTAAATTCAATCTTAAGACCATTCTTATTACTTTTTGCAACAAAAACAGATTTCGCGCGAGTAATACCACTCATCATATTCTTTGGAAGTATATTTAAAGCTTCGTCTAGTTTTTCCATTTTACTTACCTCAGTTATATTCACATTCTACCATAAGTTCAGTCAGACATGCAACCAAATTTATTTCTTGATCCGCAACAAACGCAGACTGGTACTGATACTTACCGATAGTCACAACAGCTTGCGGAATGCTGTGTGGCTTCATATACTCATACAGACCATCATAAATCTTGCGATAGATCCGTGCAGGTTCAATGTCAGAATTTGCTACACACCACTTTCGCATCTCACCAAAACTCTTGTCCTTCAGGTGCTTAACCAAGTCGCCAATCTTACGAACATCGGACAGTTGTGCAACAATTCCTGCATCAAGAGAACCAGAAGAACTGTAACGCTGTAACTCATT